TTCGCAACAAATTGTGGCTGCTATAACACCGGCAAGAACTGTTAAACGAGCTTCATCATTTCCATCTACATTACCATACCAATCATTAATTGTTGGACCAATTGTATTCAAAATTATCTTAATTAATGAACCATCATAATTTGAATAATCACCAGCAATAATTTTGTCTCCATGAACTTGTAATAATTGAGCTAATCTATCCCATTCAATAGAATGTGGATTGATCCCTACTGCTTGTTCATTATCGATACGATTATGCATCATCCAACTTATCCATGCACCAAATAAGCGCTTCATAACTATAGTTAAATCTATAGGAGCACCACAAAATATACGAGTGGATAAGTCAGCCACTTTCTCTATAGGTCGTTTCTCAACTTTAAGATGATTCTGAAAAATTGCATCTACAGCCTTTCCTTGTTGAGCCTGCTCAAATCTAAAATTTGCAGCCTCTTCAAGGTCGGGATGTATCCACTTCGTCTCAAGATTAATGAGATTACTTTTTCCAGAACCTCCATATTCATTTTTCCAAGGTATCCCAGCAGCAGTTGTAACATCTACACTCTGCATATATGGATCATCAGGAACACCAAAAACAGCCTCTTCTAAAGTTAATGTACGAGGTTTAATTTTAAATCTATTAGCAGACAACATTTTATTACTATAATCTTTACGAGCAAACTCTAAAACTTGTTCATCAACGTTATGAAACGGACGGACAAATTTATTAAGTCCTTTAACTAATGGATCTATTATTTCACCTTTTCTATTAAGTCCGGGAACTAAACGTGCGGGAACTCTCGCTATTGGTAACACGTTTAAATTACCAATTGGGGATTTAACTATATCATTCTTTCGTGAAAGAAAAACTCCTTTCTCAAAATGTTTAACATAGGGTAAATCAGTATGTTTCTTTGGAACAATAACTTGTTCAGCGTCTTCTATGCGATAATCTCCATAATAGGCATAGTTACATTTGCCGTGCATACCAGGAACAAACTCAATAACTTTATCCAATGATAAATAAGCATCAGCAAGTTGTTCTTTTGTTATAAGAGCATATGCACCGGCTATTTTATAATCATAACCTGCTATAAAACTACCACATATACGTGCCCCAGTATTAGCCATTGTAGGATCAACTAACACTCCAGTAGAACCACAATCTCCGGATTTTCCGTTATAAGGAACTAAAATATACTATGGTGTCAACACTTTCAATGTTGTACCATCACGCATATTCACTTCATATT